GCAACTGGTGCTACTGGATATAATGGTTCTACCGGTGCAACTGGTCCAGTAGCTGGATCTAACACACAAGTTATCTTCAATGATGCAGGGGCTGCAGGTGCTAGTGCTAATCTAACTTTTAACAAATCAACAAATGCGTTAAGATTAACAAATGGTAATTTATATACACCAACCAACAATACTGGACTAGTTGGTGGGTCAACTGTTGCAGGACAAGCATATGTTGGCACATTTAATGGCAGTAGTCAATATTTAACTGCTGGTTTAACAGCACCATTGGGAAATATAACAATTGAATGCTGGATAAAACCAACAACTACATCCGTTGTTGGGTTGTTTGATGCGGCACCTGCTCAAAGCAACATAAGACAATACGATATAAATCAAGTGGGAATAGGCGGGGATAATGGGTTAGTTTCATTCACACTAACAGCAGGAGTTTGGCAACATTTTGCAGCTACAATGAACGGTAGCGGTCAAATCAAAGTTTATATTGACGGTGTCTTAGCCGGTGCTGCCACAGCCTCACCCAATGCAACCGCTAGTGACTTTGTTATTGGTAGTATAAACTACGGCCAAGGTGGATACTTTAATGGTAAAATAACAAACTTTAGAGTAACTAACAAAATTGTATACTCTACTAGCTTCAGTCCACCAACCGCAGTACTTACTGTTACTCAATTAGCAAATACAAATGGTAATCCAAGTGCTGCTATTACTGGTGCTGAAGTAAGTTTGTTGACATTACAAAACTCAACAATAGTTGATAATTCAACCTATGCAGTATCAATTACAAATACAGGTACAGTAACTACTGGACTTGAATCTGTACCGTTTGGTAGTGGACTTTATGCCGGTACTATATTATATGACGGCAGTACTTGGCAAGCAACAGCATTAGAAACAACTGAGTTAACAGTATCCGGTAATGCCAGTGTCACTGGCAATATCACCGGTGGTAATTTATTAACAGCTGGTAATCTATACACCCCAACTACTAATACAGGTATAGTGGGCGGTATCAGTGGCGCACCCTATGTTGGTTATTTTGATGGTTCTTCATACCCATCAGTTAGTAGTACATCAGCATTTAATTTAACTGGTGACTTTACACTTGAAGCATTTGTATATCCCACTTATCGTTCATCCGGCGCTTGGGGTATATTTGATGCTAGGGTTAGTGGTGGCACCCCGGCATCTTGGATTTTTTCAATTGAAAATGGTAAAATAAACTTTTATACTGGAAGTTATAATCTAGGAACAGGTACTGTTCCGTTAAACACCTGGTCACATATTGCTGTTGTAAGATCAGGAAGTGCGTTAAATTATTATATAAATGGTGTTCTTGATACCGCCCGTCCATCGTTTGGTACGTTTGCCATAAGTCCAGGTACAACTAGCGCATTGATTGGGTCAAAAGATAACGGAATTGGGGCTTCATACTCAACAGTAGGTAGCATAACTAATTTAAGAATAGTTAATGGCACAGCAGTATATACAGGTAACTTTACCGCCCCAACTGGAACATTAACTGCTACTCAATCAGCAAACCCATTCGGTGGTAGTAATACCGCGGCTATTACCGGAACAGTAACTAAAATATTAACGTTACAAAATAGTACATTAATTGATAATTCTTCATATGGATTAACAATTACTCCTAACGGCGTAACTATGTCTCAAAGTTCGCCTCCACCGTTTGCTAGTGCTGCCCAAGGTACTATTTTATATGACGGTAGTACTTGGCAAACAACAGCAATACAAACAACTGGATTGAATGTAGCAGTAGGCAATTTACATGTGTCAGGTGGCAGTAGTGGTTATGTATTAAGTACAAACGGAGCAAACACCTTAAGCTGGATTGCCCCATCAAGCGGTGCTACAGGTGCTACTGGAATAGGAGCAACTGGAGCAACTGGCACTGCAGGAACAAACGGAGCAACAGGTGCTACTGGTACGGCAGGAACGAACGGCGCTACAGGTGCGACCGGCACAGCAGGTAGTAATGGTGCTACAGGTGCTACTGGTACAGCAGGTGTAAATGGTGCTACAGGTGCTACTGGTACAGCAGGAACAAACGGAGCAACAGGTGCTACTGGCACAATAGGCAGTACAGGTGCAACTGGGCCTGTCGCAGGTTCAAATACGCAAGTTATCTTTAATAACGCAGGTAATGCAGGTGCTAGTGCTAACTTAACATTCAACAATACAACTAACACACTAACACTAACTAATGGCAATCTATACACCCCAACAAACAATACTGGTCTAGTGGGCGGGGTAACAGTAGCAGGGCAGGGATATGTTGGTAGCTTTAATGGTACTAGTCAATATTTAAGCGTTGCTGCAAATGCAGTATTAAATTTAACAGCTAATTTTACAGTTGAAGCGTGGGCATATGCTACTGCAACAACAAATGGGGTTGATCAAGTTTTTAACTATGGTAATTACATTTTTATGTTATATCACCAAGGTACAACTTGGACAGTTGAAATAGGTGATGGAGGTGGTAATTATTTCACATTAAGTGGAACTGCTAGTTTAAATGCGTGGCACCATTTTGCAATTACAAGAAGTACAAATACATATACATTTTGGATAGATGGTGTATCAGCGGCAACAGCAACTAATAGTAATGCACCTGCTACCTCTGGAGCTGCATTATATATTGGTTCCTCTGCCGGCGCAACACAATGGTTTACTGGTTATATTAGTAATTTCCGTATAGTCAAAGGTGTAGCAGTATACACCGGTGCGTTTACCGTCCCAACTGGTCCGCTAACCGCTACTGCTTCAGCCAACCCATTCGGTGGCGCTAACACTAGTGCGATTACAGGTACAGCTACTAGTTTATTGACGTTACAAAATGGCATAATAGTTGATAATTCTACCTATGCATTAGCAATTACCAATAATAATTCAGTAACTGTTGTATTACAAGCAGTACCATTTTCTAGTAGCATTTATGCAGGTACTATCTTATATGATGGTAGTACTTGGCAAACAACAGCAATACAAACAACTAGCTTAAATGTTGCAGTCGCTAATTTACATGTTTCAGGTGGGTCAGCAAATCAACTATTAAGTACAAATGGTTCTGGAACAATGAGTTTTAAGACAGGTTCTATAACAGTAGTGGGTAGAGCAGGGAATATTTCAATACCGGTAATTCTAAGTTGATAAATATAATATAAAGTACAAATACTAAAATATGGCAACAAATTATTTCCCACTAGTCGCTAATTCAACCGCAAACACTATAAATGAATTACCTGCGGGTGATAACTTAAACTTAGCCGGAAGTAATATTGTAAATGCTGAAAATATCACAGCAAACGCTAATGTCACTAGTAATAATCTATCAGTTACTGCTAATGCTAGTGTAACAAATATATTAACTGTTTTTGGTTCTTCATCGGCTTTACCTGCACCGACTGGCGTTGACTACTTAGTAGTTGCCGGCGGCGGTGGTGGAGGTGGATACATTGGTGGCGGTGGTGGTGCTGGCGGTTTTAGAACAGGATCAGGCTTTGCAGTTAATTCTGGCATCGCAATTACGGTAACAGTTGGCGCTGGCGGCGTCGGCGGTTCTGATTCCGGTGCCGGAACACAAGGCTTAAATTCCGTCTTTAGTAGCATAACATCAATTGGTGGCGGTGGCGGTGGTGGTGGCGAAGGCCAAAACGCCACATCAGGTGGGTCTGGTGGCGGCCAAGGACGAACTGGAATTGGTCCCGGTGCAATTGGAACAGGTACTTCTTCTCAGGGTAATAATGGTGGTCCTGGTAATAATGGCACCGGTGCTGATGGTTATGGTACAGGCGGCGGTGGCGGTGGCGCAAGTGATATAGGTGGTTCCGCTATTGGTAGTACTGGTGGTGCCGGAGGCAACGGAACAACATCATCTATATCCGGAACTAGTGTTGCTTATGCAGGCGGCGGTGGAGGCGGAGCGTTTCAGGGTACCGGCGGCGCAGGTGGTACAGGTGGCGGGGGACATGGCGCAAGTGGTAACGGTGATGCCCCGGTTGATGGAACCGCTTATACAGGCGGCGGGGGAGGCTCAGGCGGTTATCCAAATAGCAGGAGCGGAGCCAACGGCGGAAAAGGTATTGTTATTATTCGTTATCCTGACACTTGTGCAGCAGCACAATCAACTACTGGATCACCAACTTATACTGTCTCAGGTGGATATAGAATATATGTATTCACTAGTAGTGGTTCTATTACTTGGGCAGACACCAACCAAAATAGCACAAGTCCTGCAACCGGCGCACTGATAGTAGCAGGTGGAGTAGGCATTGCTAAAGATGTGTTTATTGGTGGAAACATTACATCAAGTAGTTTAGTTAATTTCTCATCCGCATCAAATGTCTCACTAGGTAATGTAAGTAATTTACATATTAGTGGTGGTAGTAGTGGTTATGTATTAAGTACAAACGGGGCAAATACATTAAGCTGGATATCACCATCAAGCGGTGCTACCGGTGCTACTGGAATAGGAGCTACTGGTGCGACTGGTTCTAACGGATCAAATGGTAGCACAGGTGCAACCGGAGCAACGGGTAATATAGGTAGTACAGGCGCAACAGGTGCTACGGGATATACAGGTAGTACTGGTGCTACTGGCGCTGTGGGTAGCACAGGTGCTACTGGGGCAACGGGTAATATAGGTAGTACAGGCGCTACTGGTGCAACCGGTACAATAGGTAGCACAGGTGCTACTGGTCCTGTTGCTGGATCTAACACACAAGTTATATTCAATAATGCAGGTAATGCAGGTGCTAGTGCTAATTTAACATTTAACAATACAACTAACGCACTAACACTAACTAATGGCAATCTGTACTCCCCAACAAATAATACAGGTCTAGTAGGCGGTATAGTAGGAGCTGGATCTGCATATACAGGTGTTTTTAGTGGTGGAAATAATTTATCTTTCCCTTCAAATGCAGCATTTAACTATGGTACTGGTGATTTTACTATAGAAACGTGGGCATATTGGTCTAGTGCTAAAACGGGAAATGAAACTATATATGAAGGCGCCGGCGCTCAAAGGTTAATATTTGGTATATCAACTACAGGTGTTCGTTTGTATAACGGGTCCGGCGAAATTGGTCAACCTTATTCATTCTCAACTAATACATGGTACCATATTGCAATAGTTCGCAGTGGGTCTGTTATAACAATTTATGTTAATGGTACTTCTATTGGTACTGCTGTTAATACGACAAATTGGACTTTTAGCCAACATCATATAGGTGTTAATTATGATGGTAACGAACCATATGATGGAAGAATTAGTAATTTTAGAATAGTTAAAGGCGTGGCGGTATATACAGGTAACTTTACTGCCCCAACATCGGGATTAACTGCTACTCAATCGGTTGGTGTTAATATTAGTGCTATCACTGGTTCACAAACTAGTATATTAACATTGCAAAATGCTACAATAATTGATAATTCAACTTATGGATTCACAATTACAAACAGCGGAACAGTATATACTACAACAGCAACTGTACCTTTTGCTAGTAGTACCACTCAAGGTACTTTTACATATGATGGCGCTCAATGGCAAGCAACAGCAATACAAACAACTGGATTAACTGTACCAGTAGATACTTTAAAAATATCAGGCGGAACTAATGGTTATGTATTAAGTACAAATGGTTCAAATACATTAAGTTGGATATCACCATCTAGTGGTGCTACTGGTGCCACAGGCATAGGAGCAACAGGTGCGACTGGCGTAGCAGGCACAAACGGCGCTACTGGTGCAACAGGCACAGCAGGTACAAATGGAGCAACTGGTGCGACCGGCACAGCAGGAACAAACGGAGCAACGGGTGCTACTGGCACAATAGGTAGTACAGGTGCTACTGGTGCAACGGGATACGCAGGTAGTACTGGTGCAACAGGTGCCACTGGTGCAACAGGTAATATAGGTAGTACTGGTGCAACAGGTGCTACCGGAGCAACTGGTTCAATAGGTAGTACAGGCGCAACTGGTCCAGTAGCTGGTTCAAACACACAAGTTATCTTCAATGACGCAAATGCCGCAGGTGCTAGTGCTAATCTAACATTCAACAACACAACTAACGCACTAACATTAACTAATGGCAATTTGGTTACACCAACGAATAATACTGGTTTAGTTGGTGGAGCACTTACTGGAACATATGTTGGAGTATTTAATACTGCCGGGCAATGTATAAGTACGCCTAGCAATATTGCATTTGGATTTGGAACAGGTGATTATACTATAGAAGGATGGTACTACACAACCAATGCAAGTCCTTATCAAAGATTATGGTACTTTAATTCAGACAGTGATAATCTTGAATTCAGCGGTGGTGTTTTAACTTACTACAATGGTAGTTCAACTGTATCAAGTTCAAGTAGCGTTATAGTTGCAAATACGTGGCAACATATAGCACTTGTTAGAAGTTCAGGGACTGTAACTGCTTATGTAAATGGTGTTTCTGTGTTAACTCAAGCAAGCACTCCAAATACCGGCGCCCGACAATTATACATATCGCAATTTGATTCAACCTTTTTTGGTTATATAAGTAATTTTCGTGTAGTTAAAGGAGTAGCAGTATACACCAGCAATTTTACACCAAGCACAACTCAATTTACAGTAACACAGCCGGCAAACACAAATGGTAGCCCAAGTGCAGCAATTACAGGCACTCAAACTAGTTTATTAACTTTAAAAAATAGTACAATAATTGATAACTCTACGTATGGATTTACACTAACAAATATTGGTACTGTTACTACTACGCAACAAACAGTACCATTTGGTGGAACTATTGTAGGTACTTTCTTATACGATGGCACTACTTGGCAAGCAACGCCAATACAAACAACTGGGTTAACAGTAGCAGTCGCTAATTTACATGTATCAGGTGGTAGTAGTGGTTATGTATTAAGTACTGATGGAGCAAACACACTAAGTTGGATTGCCCCATCAAGTGGTGCTACTGGTGCGACAGGTATAGGTGCTACTGGCGCTACTGGAGTAGCAGGTACTAACGGAGCAACCGGTGCTACTGGATCTAACGGATCAAATGGTAGTACAGGTGCAACAGGAGCAACTGGTACAATAGGTAGTACTGGCGCTACTGGAGCCACAGGTACAATAGGTAGTACAGGCGCCACTGGTGCTACTGGTTATACTGGCAGCACAGGTGCAACTGGTTATACAGGAACAACTGGTGCCACAGGCGCAACCGGTGCAATAGGTAGCACTGGTGCTACAGGCACAGCAGGCGTAAATGGCGCTACAGGTGCTACTGGCACAGCAGGTACAAACGGAGCAACAGGTGCAAGTGGTACAGCAGGCGCTACTGGTGTAACGGGTGCTACTGGTCCGGTAGCAGGATCAAATACACAAATTATATTTAATGATAGTAATAGTGCAGGTGCTAGTGCTAATCTAACTTTTAACAAAACAACTAGTTTGTTATCTGTAACAGGTAACGCAAACGTCAGCGGAGCAATCGCATTGGGCGGTGGAACTGGTGGTAACTTAACTGGTGCCAACATTGTTAGTGCTAATATAATAATTGCATTAGCTAATATATCGGCAGGCAATGCAAATATTAGTGGGAATATTACATTAGGTGGCAATTTAACTGGTGCGAATGCAATTAGTGCTAATTCAATTAATATATCTAATAATGCTAATTTTTCAAGTGCATCCAATATAACTTTGGGCAATGTAATTAATTTACATATTACTGGAGGTACTAATGGATATGTATTAAGTACTGACGGTACTGGTAATTTAAGTTGGACAGCCCAAACAGGAGCCACGGGGTTAGGCGCCACTGGAGCAACAGGGCCATCAGGTGGACCAGTTGGAGCAACAGGTGCTACTGGTATAGGTGCAGCAGGTGCAACGGGAGCAACAGGCGCTACGGGGTTAGGTGCTACTGGTGCCACAGGAATAGGTATGGCAGGCACAGCAGGAACAACCGGTGCAACAGGTGCAGGTGCAACAGGCGCTACTGGCGCCACTGGTACAATAGGATCAACTGGTGCAACTGGTGCTACAGGTGCAACTGGATTAACGGGTACTACAGGTGCAACTGGTCCACAAGGAACTCCAGGAGGTGCTACAGGTGTACCAGGTGCTACTGGTTATATAGGAACTACAGGTGCAACAGGCGCTACTGGCTATATTGGTAGCACAGGTGCAACCGGTGCAACAGGTGCAACCGGTGCAACAGGCGCTACTGGCTATATTGGTAGCACAGGCGCAACAGGCGCAACTGGTCCAACAGGCGCAACTGGCCCGTCAGGTGGACCAGTTGGTGCTACTGGTGCAAGCGGGTATATTGGAACTGATGGAGCAACAGGTGTAGCAGGCGTTAATGGAGCAACTGGTGCTACAGGTCCAGTAGCAGGTAGTAATACACAAGTTATATTTAATGATAGCAATAGTGCTGGTGCTAGTGCCAATCTAACTTTTAACAAAACAACAAATCTATTAACAACAAATACATTAAATGCATTAGGTTTATTAGCAACACCGTTACTAGCACCAACTATAGTTCAAGTATCTGCTTGGGGTGGTGGAGGCGCTGCGGGTGGCACAGGAGGCGGTGACTTCTGTTATGGTGGCGGTGGTGGATTTGCTCAATCAAATATATCAGTAACATCCAATGTATCTTATACTGTTGCTGTTGGTGGTGGCGGGCAGCTTGGTACTCAAGGATGTACTACAGGTCTTGGTGGTGTTGGTGGCACCAATGGCACTGCTTATGGCACCGGTGGTGACGGGACACCAGCCGGAACATCACCGTGTTCTGGCACAGGTGGCGGCGGCGGAGCTGCAAGTTTATTCTTAAATAGTTCTACTATTTTACTAGCTGCCGCCGGCGGCGGTGGAGCCGGTGGGCGTGAAGGCGGAGAAAATGGTACTGGTCAAGGAGGATCAGGTGGTCAGAACGGAAATAATGGTGATGGTAGTGGAGCAACCGGCGGAACAACAGGAGCACAGGCAACAACCATTGGACAATCTGGAACATTGATAGGTGGTGATCATAGTGGATCAGGCGGTGGAGGCGGTGGTTATCTTGGAGGCAATGCCGGTCTTAACCCAACTAGTGATGGTGCATCAGGTGGTGGAGGTGGAGGCGGTAGCAACTATGGTACTACCACTGCTACAGGCAACTATCAACTTAGGGCCAATTCTACAGATTCATTATTAACAGGATATCCGTCAGTTGCTGTGGGTGGTTCTTCTGGAGCTGCCGGCGGTAGTGGTATAGTAATTATAAGTTATGCAGATACATATGCTCCAGCAACTACAACTGGATCTCCAACATATACTGTTTCAGGCGGGTATAGAACTTATACATTTACTAGCACTGGAACTATTAATTTTCAACCATTCTTATATCAAAATAGCACAAGTACAACAACTGGTTCATTAGTAGTAGGTGGGGGTGTGGGAGTTGGTTTAGATATGTATCTTGGGGGTAACCTATATACACCAACTTTTAATACAGGTTTAGTAGGTGGTGTAACTACTGGAATACTAACATATGCTGGTAGCTTTAATGGTACTAATCAATATTTAAATTTCCCTGCAAATGCTGCGTTTGATTATGGTACTGGTAATTTTACTATTGAGACATGGGCATATTGGTCTAGTGCTAAGACAGGAAATGAAACTATTTATGACGGTAGCGATATTTCAAGACTAGTATTTGGTATATCAAGTACTGGTATTCGTTTGTATATTGATGGTTCTGAACTTGGTCAATCTTATTCATTCTCTATAAACACGTGGTACCATATTGCAATGGTTCGTAGTGGATCTACAATAACATTCTACGTTAATGGCACATCTGCGGGTACTTCTGCTAATTCAACAGACTTGTCATTTAACGCTCATACTATAGGTAGAAATATTGACGGTGGCGAACCATATACTGGACAAATTAGTAATTTTAGAATAGTTAAAGGGGTAGCTGTATATACAGGTAATTTTGCTACACCAACATCACCACTAACCGTTACTCAGTCTGCCGGTAGTAATATTAGTGCTATTACCGGTACACAAACTAGTATATTAACGTTGCAAAATAGTGCAATAATTGATAATTCAACATATGGATTTACAATTACAAACACCGGTACGGTAGTTACTACACAACAACGAGTATTTGGTGGTTATTTTCAAGGTAGTATTTTATATGATGGCAATACATGGCAAACAACTAATTTAACTGTTCCGATAACCGGTTTACATATATCAGGTGGAACTGCCAATTATGTATTAAAAACTGACGGTACTGGCAATGTAGGGTGGGTTATTCCTAATAGTGGGGCAACGGGGCCACAGGGGCCACAAGGAGTAGCCGGACCTATAGCTGGAACAAATAGACAAATTACATTCAATGATAACAATAGTGCTGCAGGTAATGCTAACTTAATTTTTAACAAATCAACTAATGCTTTAACTGTAACGAATGGCAATTTGGTTACCCCGACAAATAATACCGGTGTAGTAGGTAGTAATAATTATGGATTATCCTATGCTGGTAATTTTAGTGGTAGTAGTCAATATTTAAGTGTAACATCGTCTACACTATTTAAATTTGGAACTTCACCTTTTACAATAGAGGGATGGTTTTATCTTACTAGCGGCAATAATAAAGGATTATTTCAATTATCAGCTACAGGCCTTGCAGGTAGTGGTGCTGGATTAGGTCTTGCATATTATAATAGTGCTTTTCAAGTATTGCGAGGTACTGGTACTAATACCGGTGGCTTTCAATATGGAGTAGTTGGTGCCGGGGAATGGTTTCATGTAGCCTATGTTCGTACCTCAGCAAATATTTTAACTTTTTACGTTAATGGAGTTGGACAGCTTGTAAATGCTAATGATACTACTAATTATAATTTTACTACTACTTTAGCAATAGGTGGTTACTATAGCACAGGTTATTTATGGCCTGGATACATTAGTAATTTTAGAATAGTTAATGGCACCGCAGTGTATATAGGAAACTTTACTCCCCCTACGGGTCCATTAACTGCTACAGCATCAGCAAATCCATTTGGTGGAATTAATACTCAGGCTATTACAGGTACAGCAACAAGCCTATTAACTTTACAAAATGCTGCTTTTGTTGATAATTCTACTAATGCTTTAACAGTTACACCTGTTGGAACAGTAAGCGTCATACAACAATCAGTACCATTTAGTACTTCTAGTACTGCTGGAATAGTAACTGCAAACACAAGCGGTGCATATGTTGGTACCTTTAATGTCTCAAATAATTTAAGTGTTCCGTCTAATGCAGCATTTACATTTGGTACAGGTGATTATACAATAGAAATGTGGTACAACCCCAGCATAAGTTATACTGCTGGTAATGGTTACTTATTTGACCAAGGAAGTAATGGTACCCGTGTACAACTACTTAATAATTATGTTAGATATTACTATAATAATGGTGCAACTGAATTAACTTCTTCTACAGCAGGATTAGGATTAACAGTTGGTACCTGGTATCACTTAGCAGTAGTTAGAAATGCTGGTGTAATTACAATGTATATTAACGGTACATCGTGTGCAACCACAAGTTCAAGTGCAAATGAAACTAGTACTTCTTTAAAAATTGGTGCGTATGGTGGCGGTAGTGGTTACGGATTAAATGGCTACATATCTAACTTTCGTGTAGTAAAAGGGATTGCGGTATACACTGGCACATTCACTACGCCTACAGCACCACTAAGTGCTACTCAATCAGCAAATCCTTTTGGAGGCAGTAATACTAGTGCTATTACTGGTACTGCTACTAGTTTATTAACTTTACAAAATGCCACTTTTGTTGATAATTCTACAAATGCATTCACTATTACAAATAATAGCACAGTAATTGCTGGATTACAAATAGCACCATTTGGTACTTTTAGTACTTCTGGAACTGTAACTGCAATAGGTCAAGGATACGCAGGTGTTTTTAATGGTACCAATCAATACTTGTCAATTCCTACTAGTACTACTCTTAATTTTAGTACAGGTGCTTTTAATATTGAAGCATGGATATATCCTACGTCACTATCTTCAACTTGGTATATACTATCTGCTTCTGGATCTGGAGGATTCTTTTTTGGATTTAATAGTACTTCTGGAGCTGTGGGATTAGGTATTGGACGAATAGGTGTTGCTTCATGGGATTATACATCTGGAGTATCTCCTACAATAAACACTTGGAGTCATGTTGCAGTAAGTAGAACTGGCAGTAGTTTAAGAATATTTCTTAATGGTATACAAATTGGTGTTGTTGGTAGTAATAGCACTGCCTATGATGCAAGTGTTACCAGTACTCAAATTGGTGCTCAAGGTGCTAACTACTATTTTCCAGGATATATCAGTAATTTACGTGTAGTAAAAGGTATAGCAGTATATACAGGCAACTTTACAGTTCCAATAGGTTCACTAACTACTTTAGCAGTTGCAAATCCATATGGTGGAAGTAATACTGCGGCTATTACAGGTACCACGACAAGCCTATTAACTTTACAAAATGCTACAATAGTTGATAACTCTATTAATGCATTTACTATTACAAATACTGGAACAGTAACTACTAGTTTACAGTCAGCTCCGTTTGGTGGTGCTGCCCAGGGTACTTTCTTATATAACGGTAATGTTTGGCAGGCAACATCATTGCGTGTTACTGGACAGGGCGGATTAGGTTATAGCAGTACAATTGGTGCTAATACTCAACTAACTAGTCGTGACACCGCTGTTACTTTAAGTAACGTCACCGGTGCTATTACTTTATTCAGTTCAACTACTACTGCTAATACAACTAACGTGTTTACAGTTACAAACACAACAGTAGCTGCTGCCGATGTAATTATATTAAATCAAAGAACAGGTAATACTAGTGCATATCAATTTGGGGTTTCAAACGTAGCTGATGGTTCATTCCAAATACAAATTTTTAACTCATTAGCAGTTGCTGTTGCTGAAGCACCAATACTTAACTTTGCTGTAATTAAAACAGCATAAATAATTTAAAAGGAAAATAAAATGTCAATATCATACACATGGACAATACAAAATATGTTTGCTCAAAAGCAACTAGATGATTACACGGATGTAGTTATACAAGTAGCTTGGTCTTGCTTTGGTACAGACGGTACTTATTCTGCAAGCACACCTGGCCTAACAAGCCTTGTGTTCTATTCTCCTGATCCAAACTTTACACCCTATGATCAACTAACTGAAGAACAAGTGTTAGATTGGATATGGGGTTCAGGTGGAGTAGATCAAGCACAAGTACAAGAAAATATTGCTGCTGAGATTGAAGTACAGGTTAATCCACCTATCGTAGTATTACCGTTGCCTTGGCCTAATTAAAATGCTTTTAGAAGGAATGACATTAAGTGGTGGATTTAGTTTGACTCCACCGCCACCAACAAGTTCAATTAACTATTTAATAGTCGGTGGTGGTGGAGGCGGCGGTGCCGGTGATCAGGGATTTGGTGGTGGAGGGGGCGGGGGCGGCGGTCAAGTTTTAAACACAACTCTTTCTGGAATATACCAAGGTACTAGTATTACTGTCACTGTTGGGGCAGGTGGAACCGCAGGCATATACGCTACCTCAACACCCGGTACATTAGGAACAAATTCTTCAATTGCAATAAGTGGCACTATTAGTGCGCTCCCAGGACAGTACGGCACCAATGGTTCCTCCATCGCAAGTAACCCATGGGGAGGCACATCTGGATCTGGAAATATGGGGGGATATGGATATAATGGCCAAGGATATGGTAGTTCAGGCGGCGGGGATGCAACCGTTGGATTTAACTACAACAGTCCCACATATCCTACCGGTGGCGGATGGGGAACATTAGTTTCAGCATTTAATATGTATGGAACTACCGCTAATAATTATTCAGCATTTACACTTAGTAATGTATCACAATATATAGGTCCGGCCGCACCAGATCCTCAAACTGTTGGAATGTTTAATTGTGACTATAGTCCAATAGTATTCACTGTTGGAATGGCTGTAACTATATCAGGTACAAAGAGCGGTACCGGTTCTATCACTGGTTATACAAATCCAACAACATATTATATAGTTAGCAATAACTATTACAATACTGAATCCGGTGGATATGATGCTTCAACTAACGGTATAACTCAATTTCAACTATCAGCTACACTCGGTGGATCTCCAATCACAACTTCACCCGGTACGTTAACCGGATTAACGTATACGGTGATACCTTCAACCGCTACTAAAGGATATTTTGGAGGAGGTGGCGCCGGTGGGCAGTGGTGGGGAGCAGCTGGCAACGGCCCCAACTTTGGCGGCAGGGGTGGTGGAGGCAATTCACCAAATGGAGACGGCGACAGTAATGCCCCCCATCCAAACGACCACGATGGCGGACCCGGAACACAGAACACAGGTGGTGGTGGGGGTGGTGGAGCGCCTGGTTGGAATGGCGGAACTAACCAAGGTGGTAATGGGGGAGCAGGTGGTAGTGGTATAGTAATCATTTCTTATCCTGTTGAATACGCAGCAGCATCAGCAACTACAGGTAGCCCAACAGTTACAACAAGCAATGGGTATAGGTATTATGCTTACACTAGTTCAGGTTCATTAACTATTTAATATATATTAATGTGTTAATGAACAATAAATAAGTTTTTACCTTTAAAGAATAAAAAATGCTTTTAGAAGGACTATTATTAAGCAGTGGATTAAATTTGACTCCATCTCCACCAACAAGTTCAATTGATTATTTACTAGTTGGTGGAGGCGGTGGCGCAGGTGCCGGTAATCAAAGTTTTTACGGCGGAGGCGGCGGCGGCGGCGGTCAAGTTATAAACACAACTCTTTCTGGATTAAGTCAAGGCACTAGTATTACTGTTACTGTTGGCGCAGGTGGCACTAATGGACTTGCTGATGGAACAAACGGTACAAATGGAGGAAATTCCTCAATCGCAATAGGCGGCACTATTAGTGCGCTTCCAGGACAATACGGCAAAAACTTTGCCAATGGAGGGAATCCGTGGGGAGGCACATCTGGATCTGGAAATACGGGAGGTATCGGCCGACCCAATAATGGACAAGGTAGTTCAGGTGGTGGCGATGCAACCGTTGGGTTTAACTATAACGCTTCCCCACCAGCTGGTGGTGGATGGGGAAAATTAGTTTCAACATTTGATATGTATGGAACAGATGATTCAAACAGTACTCTCCCGTCCTCAGGTAAAGGATATTTTGGTGGAGGTGGTGCAGGTGGTCAGTGGTGGGCATATGGTCTGACTGTGGGCGGCAGAGGTGGCGGTGGTAATTCACCAAACGGCAACTCAAGTGTGTCGGCGCAAACCGGACTGCCAGGAGCACAGAACACAGGCGGTGGCGGTGGCGGCGGAGGTTCTGGGCATAACAGTACTGGTACACCAGCCCCGGGCGGTGCAGGAGGTAGTGGTATAGTAATCATTTCTTATCCTGATGGATATGCAGCGGCATCAGCAACTACAGGTAGCCCAACAGTTACAACAAGTAATGGGTATAGGTATTATGCTTTCACTAGTTCAGGTTCAATAACTTTTTAATATATACTAATATGTTGATAAATACATAATAAGGAGATAAAAATGAGTCATTTTGCAAAAGTAGAAAACGGTACAGTAACACAAGTTATTGTAGTAGAACAAGATGTATTAGATACAGGATTGTTTGGAGAGCCTAGTCTATGGGTACAAACAAGTTACAACACTCATGGTGGAGTACATTTGTTAGGTGGAACACCATTACGTAAGAATTATGCTGGAGTAGGTTATACTTATGACAGTGAACGTGATGCGTTTATACCACCAACCCCATTCAATAGTTGGTTATTAAATGAAGATACTTGTTTGTGGGAAGCACCTACACCAATGCCAACTGATGACACACTACTCTATAGTTGGGATGAAGCAACATTGTCTTGGCTAGGAACAGAAAAACCACCTACACCAGAAGTCTAATTTTCTATCATTATCATTAAATGATAAGTAGAATAGTGACTAATGTATTTCAATTAAACTATGAAGCAAGACTTAAGAGTTGGTACGACTTAAGAAAGTCACTAGAAGATAAAGATATTGCCACCAAGTGTCTAGCAATAGACAAGTGGTGGCAATACGCACCTCTATTAAATCACTATCTTCACCCAGATGATATAGATAACTGGCCCGAACCATGGGATTTGCTAGTAGAAAATAACTACTGTCAAATTGCTAGAGGACTAGGAATGGTCTATACATTACAATTAGTGGGCATTAAAGATATTGACTTTTGTATAGCAATAGACGATAATAGTGAAGAATGTGCCTTAGTCATGGTAAATAAAACTCATATATTAAATTATCATCCGGGAACGGTGTTGTTGAATAACAACGTTGATTTTACACTTACCAATCCAATAAATATTCATCTATTAAAAAACAAAATATGAATCATTTTTATGTATATGCTTATTTAAGACATGATGGATCACCTTATTATATAGGTAAGGGAAAAGACAAAAGAGCATGGAAAAAAGGTAAAGATGAAATAGGCAAACCAATAGATATATCACGCATTGTTATATTACAGGAAAATTTATCCGATGATGAAGCAAAAGAACATGAAATTAATTTAATAAAAATATACGGTAGGATAGATTTAGGTAACGGCATACTACGAAATAAAACAGACGGTGGTGACGGAGCTTGTTTAATTGGTGAACAAAATGGTATGTTTGGTAGAACAAAAGAAAAACATCATGCATATGGTAAAAAACGACCAGACATGACCGGAGAACATAATCCCATGCATGGTAAAAAAAGAGAAGAACATCCGGCATATGGGTATAAACATACTACTGAAAGTAGAGATGCTATACAGTTATCAAAATTAGGAGTTAAACGAATTAACTTTGATCAATCGGGCACAAAAAATCCTATGTATGGAAAGACTGGTAGTGATAATCCAAATTTTGGTAAGAAACACCCAAAGAAAAAATGTTCAGATTGCGGTACACTAGCAAGTGCAGGTATGTTTAATAGATGGCATCTTAATGGTAAATGTAAAAATAAAAATATAAAAGGAAATAAATGAATATCAGTATTATTAAACGAAGTGGAAAAAAAGAGCCATTGATGATAGAAAAGTGGCAAGCACAAGTGGCAAAAGTATGTAATGGAATAGCAGATGTTAGCCCGTCAATGGTTGAAATTAAAAGTCAACTTCATTTTTATGACGGCATTACTACTAGTCAAATAGATAAAATAACATTGCGAGCAATAGTTGATTTGATTGACGTAGAATCAAACACCGATGTAGGTCACACAAACTATCAATATGTAGCAGGTAAACAGCGACTATCAATGCTAAGAAAATCTGTGTATGGTCAATATGAAGTTCCCCACCTCTACGATATTGTTAAAAAGAATGTAGCAACTGGATTATATACAAGTGAATTACTAGAATGGTATAGTGAAGAAGATTGGAACAAGATGAATGATTTAATAGATCATTCTAAGGACGAGACATATAGTTATGCCGCCATTGAACAATTGATTGAAAAGTATCTAGTAAAGAATCGTTCAACAAAAGAAATATATGAAACACCTCAAATTCGTTACATGGTTGCAGCAGCAACAGTTTTTCACAGTGAAGAACCAAACACCGCAAGACTCAGATACATCAAAGAATACTACAATGCTGCTAGTGATGGTCTTTTTACATTGGCTACCCCTGTGTTGGCTGGCCTGGGAACTCCAACCAAGCAATTCAGTAGTTGTGTGCTTATTCGTAGTGACGATGATCTGGACAGTATTTTTGCTTCGGGAGAAATGATGGCCAAGTATGCCAGTAAACGTGCTGGCATTGGACTAGAGATCGGACGTCTACGTCCATTAGGTAGTCCCATTCGCGGTGGAGAAATCATGCACACCGGTATGATTCCGTTCTTAAAGAAATGGTTTGGTGACTTGAGAAGTTGTAGTCAAGGTGGCATTCGCAACGCTTCCGCCACTGTCTTTTACCCTATATGGCATCATCAATTTGATGACCTAATCGTTCTTAAAAACAATCAAGGCACAGAAGAAACTAGAGTAAGACACATGGACTATGGTGTGGTTCTATCCGCATTTTTTTGGCGTAGATTCAAAAACAAAGAAAATATAACATTCTTTGATCCTAACGAAGTGCCCGATCTATATGAAGCATTCTATAGCAATACCGAACTATTTGAAGAATTATATACTAAATACGAAAAGCGTAAAGACTTACGCAAAAAGACAATGAACGCTGAAGAGGTATTCAAGTCGGGCATACTGAAAGAGCGTACTGATACAGGACGTATCTATCTAGTATTCATTGATAATGTAATGAAGCAGGGTCCATTTGATCCAGAGTATCATACAATTTATCAGTCCAATTTGTGTTGTGAGATCCTACTTCCGACAAAAAGTTTTAAAAGATTAGATGATGACACCGGCAGGATAGCCTTATGTACACTTGGGAGTATAAATTGGGGTGCGTTTAGAAATCCCGAAGATATGCGCCGTGCTTGTCGCATTCTACATAGGAGTCTTAACAATATACTGGATTACCAAGACTTTCTTTCCATCCAGTCTAAACTAAGCAACGATGAGATTCGTCCGCTAGGCATTGGTGTCACTAACTTAGCATATTGGCATGCAAAGCGTAGCTTGAAGTACGGAGAGAAAGATTCATTGGCCGAAGTTAAAATCTGGGCAGAACATTTAGCATACTATCTAACAGAAGCATCAGTAGAACTTGCCAAAGAAAGAGGCAAGTGTGAGGGTAGCGACAAGACAAGATATGGTCAAGGTACTTTCCCCTGGGAATTACGTGCAGATGGTGTTAATCAATTAACTGACTTCAATCCAGAACTTGATTGGGAAACATTACGTGCTAACATGAAAGAGTATGGCGTCCGTAATGCTACACAAATGGCTATTGCTCCTGTAGAATCAAGTAGTGTAGTTATTAACAGCACAAATGGTATTGAAATGCCAATGAGTTTGATTAGTGTTAAAGAAAGCAAAGCAGGTAGCTTCACACAAGTTGTTCCAGAGTATCACAAACTAAAGAACAAATATCAATTGATGTGGGAACAGAAAGACTGTGATGGTTATTTAAAAACCGCAGCAGTATTGGCAGCATACATTGACCAGAGCATTAGCACAAACACATTCTATAACCCTGCTCACTATAGTGACCGTAAAGTTCCAACTACATTGATAGCAAAGAATTTGATGCAGGCACATATGTGGGGCCTCAAGACCTTCTATTATAGCCTCGTGAATAAACAGGGTAGCAAAGCTGACGCTGAAATCGCACCGCCGATGTTAGAACATATAGATTTTGATGATGAAGAATCATGTGAAAGTTGTAAATTATGAGCCAAGCACAATATAACCTAAACACAAAGACAGACTATTTAAATCGTAAGATGTTTCTAGACCCAGCGGGTCCAGTTACTATTCAACGTTTTGAAGAAGTAAAGTATCCAAAGATTGCTAAGTTTGAAGAAACTGCAAGGGGTTTCTTTTGGCAACCAGAAGAAATCAGTTTAACTAAAGATGCCAATGACTTTAAAGAAGCCAGCGATGCAGTTAAACATATCTTTACTAGTAACTTGTTAAGACAAACTGCACTAGACAGTTTACAAGGACGAGCACCAAGTCAAGTATTCACTCCTGTTGTATCATTACCAGAACTTGAAGCATTGATTTATAACTGGAGTTTCTTTGAAACTAATATTCATAGTAAAAGTTATAGTCATATTATTCGTAATATTTATAATGTGCCTAAAGAAGTATTCAATACTATACATGACACACAAGAGATTATTGACATGGCTAGTAGTGTTGGTAAGTATTATGATGACCTACACAGAATCAACTGTGCGAAAGAGTTAGGTCAACCAGTAGAAGAAACTGAACATGTAAGAGCAATTTATATGGCATTACATGCTAGTTACGCACTAGAAGCATTTAGATTTATGGTATCATTTGCTACAAGTTTAGCAATGGTTGAGAACAAAATCTTTATTGGTAATGGTAACATTATCAGTTTAATTCTCCAAGATGAATTGTTACATAAAGGCTGGACTGCTTATCTTATTAATCAAGTTATTAAAGATGATAATCGTTTTGCAGCTATCAAGCCAGAATGTGAAACTGAAGTTTATCAATTGTACATGGATGTTATCCGTGAAGAAAAAGCCTGGGCAGACTATTTGTTTAACAAAGGCCCAGTCATTGGATTGAATGCTAATGTGTTAAAAGACTTTGTTGATTACACCGCAGTGGGCGCATTGAAAGAGATTGGTATCAAGTATCAAGGCAATGCTCCTAGAAGCACTCCTATCCCTTGGTTTAACAAACATAGTGATACAAGCAAGAAGCAGACAGCACTACAAGAAAATGAATCAACCAATTATGTATTGGGTGTAATGAGTGAACAACTTGATTACGACCAACTACCAAGTTTATAAAAGGAAATAATATGAAGGCCATACTATGGAGTAAGTACGACTGCCCTTATTGCGACCAAGCAAAAGCATTGTTAACGAGCAAGGGAATACAGTTTGAAGAAAAGAAAATTGGTGATGGTTACACTAAAGAAGAATTATTAGAAGCAGTACCAACTGCCAGATCAGTTCCACAGATTTTCCTAGATGGAGAACTTGTGGGCGGGTTCACAGAACTCAGAAAAAAATTAACAGAAAGTATCTAATGCAAGTAGGAAAAGTATACACATTTAAATTGAATAGCGGTGAAGAATTAATTACTAAAGTAGTTGAAATCACTAGAGATAACATCATTATTGAGGAACCTGTAAGTATTGCACCTAGTCAGCAGGGTATGCAAATGATACCCAGTATGTTTACTGCAAATCCAAAGGGTAAATTTACACTAAATACTACTAGTATTAGTCTCTATGCTGAGACTGATGATAGTATAAAAATGAAGTATTTAGAAGCAACAACTGGAATTAAAGTACCAGAAAAGAAAATTGTATTAGGTTAGGATAATATGGCAGCATTGAGTAGGAAGGGTGATGCAAATCAAACAGGCGGAACAATTATTCGCGGAGCCGGCACGGTTTTTGCTAATGGGATTGCTGTTGGATTACACGTAAGTGGTATCACCCCGCATGCCCCATGGGGAAAACCTCATCCTCCACATGATGCTCCAACAACAACCGCCGGAAGTCCATCTGTAATAGCAGAGGGAAGTCCTGTATTAAGAGTAGGATCAGGAAACACTTGCGGTCATAGTATCGTTCAAGGAAGTCCTAATGTAAATTGTCCATGAGTACAGGAAAACAAACTCCGTTAGGTGTAAATGTAATGAGTGGTTTAGTCCAAGGCAAAGGCTTTTGGATAAATAATCCCACTGCTAGCTATGTGGGGTCTAGCACTAGTTCAACTAACTATACTACAGGATCAGTAATAAACAATAGTTGTTTGTACTGGCTTACACACTCTATTAATTTATCATACGGAAATGTAACTTCAGGAACCTATGCTAATATTACAGCAATAGGTAGCAGTACAATCCCTGCATTAGGAAATAGTCCTCCGCCCACGTATACATATACAGGAAGTCCAAGTTGGGCCGGTCCGACCGGATATACTGATGAAGTTGCTAGTTGGGGATATGTAAGGTTATTCCCATGGCAAGGTTATAATGAATTTAATTATAATAATACATTAGAATTGACTAGTATGTATAATGATTTTGTTGGTTCATTCATAGCTGCTGGTTCATTTATTGATTTATCAAATAAATCTATTATGTCTGCACAGAATTCAATAGGATTCCTTAAAGGCACATATAGTAATATGAATGATTTGATTACTGCTGATGTTACTAATGTAAGTTTATCTCCCCAAGTATTTGGAAGAGATTTAATTAATTTAGGTAAAGCATTAGATTTATCTACTATATGGACATTTGGTTATCCTTCTAATTTATTAGCAACACTTAAAAAATATAATGCTTTAACTGCATCAGTTTCAGTAGCGTTGTTATCAACTGGATTAACTACAATTGATATAGATAATATTTCAAATAATACTAATGTTACTAAAGAACAACAACAAAAAACATATGCTGCATTTTTAATAATCACTGGTGTTGATTTAGCTGAAATATTAGTATCATTAAATTGTAATACTCAGGGATTAGTAACATTGGCAGATTTACTTGATGTACGTAAGATGTTTCCAAACAGTTATCTAACATTAACCGTACCTTTATATAATTCAGTGCCTGGCCCAACGAATAGTAAAACATATTACCCAATCTTTGTTACTAATGCAGTAAGTCCAGGGTTAACTGCACCTGCTGTAGTAGCACAAGTTGGTTCAGTTATTCCACCGTTGCCACCATTAGTAGTTGAGACTCCAGCCGCAGCACCAGTAGCAGCATCAAACTATACTGATAAAGAATCTTTGAATCAACATGATGTTGCGGCTCTTGCACATGGATTGTGGAATTACGCCTCAGTCCCTGTTGGACGTGACGGTAGTGTGGGATCAGCATATTCTCCCCCAGCTGTACAACCAAATACTAGAACGTTTAGGGGATAATATATGGTACAGATGTATAGAGATTTTCTTAATCTTAGAGCAGAGATTGAAGGTGGTGGTATTGTGAATAGGATGACCTACGCCGTAGATAATGGTGGAGGTATAACTAATGTTCCTAATATAATTCCTCCGGCAATGGCAGCATCGGCACAAGTAGAAGCAATTGCAGCAGCAGTAACAGAATCAACAACAACGAATGAAGCAGCAATATTTTCTGCTCAACTAGTTGCACCTGCATTGCTCCCTACAGCACAGCCAGAAGATATTGCAGCAGCAACTGTAGCAACATCAAGTACCATACAAGTTAATCTACAGATAATACCAGAAGGGTTTGGTTCGTATCTTGGCGGTATATTACCTAAAGATTTAGCTACTACTGCAGGAGCATTCTCTGCAACGATGCAACAAATAAAAAACATACGGAATATTCCTATAGAGAAATTTGCACAGGTAGCAGCAACACTAGAAACTACTAGGGGATTAAACTTAGTCAACGGAACTGATGTTCCAACTGATACCGCTGAAGCAAAGGCTGCACTTGCGTTGATGGCATTGGGCAGCGGCCCATACGGGACATATACTTTTTCTGATTTCTTTGGATGTATGTCTGGTTTGCCTTACCCCTGGGTACAAATACAACCTGCTATTATAGGACTACAATCTAACACCTTATCAACTATATATCAAAATCTTTGGTTGGCACTTACATGGGAACAAGCAACAGCAACTGTTACCCCAGGTTATTCAACATCTGCTGTCTCTGACGGATTTGGTAACTATAATTATTATTATCAAATACTCTCAATTCAGGGAATATCATCATTCAATGGTGGTGGCGGCTACGGGAGAAATGGAGCAGCGGCCCCAACTGCAACTATAGATGGCGGATCAGGTGCTACTTTAATAACGACAATTGATACTAAACCGGTAGTAAATAACGGGTCTACTACATTTGGTAAAGTACTTAGTGGATTGCTAGGTTCGCCAGGATCAAGTGTTCTATATGGTTCGGGTGCTAGTCCCATTCCATCTGCACCTCCTGCTACATTGAATGTAACTATACAAGCCCCTCCTGCACTAACACCTGATTTAGATACAGTAGTTCAATCATACATTAACGCAGCCAATGCTGAAATAGCAATAATACGCTCCACTCATCCCGGACAATCATTAGAATTAAATGACACGTGGGATAATTTAGGTACTCAATTAAATATTGAACAGCGTGCTAGAAACACAGGATTATCAATAGTCCCAGATCCAAGAACAGATAGTTTATTCCCATATCCAATAATGGTGTATAGCTTTACTGACTTAGTTCCTAGCTATGCTAAATTAACAGAACCAAACATGGCTGCACAAACATTAGAAGCTATATCAGATTTAGATATAAATGCAGGGCAAAGTATAGTAGCAATGATGAGAGCGGACAGAAACAAAGCAAGATTGTTAGAAGCTGGTATATCAACTGATGACGTTATAGATGATGTTTTACCTCTAGCAGAACAGATAGCATTAATATCTAATGGTACGGTAGCAAATTCAGCACCTGCATTCCCTTTTAATACTGAACCTGCAGGCTACTTTGATCCAGCTACTGAAAACTTTTTAATAACTCAAGCTCCTGTTATAACTAGTCAAGCAGCCAACCCGGCTGCTAATCCGTTTAATACATCTACCCCTACTGATCCTATTACTAATCCATCACAAAATACTGTTGCAGTACAACCTAGCATTTTAGGTGCGCCTGCAACAACGGTAGCTTCTATTTTAGGTATAGGCACGCCGGACAATATTCCTGTCATACCAAATGCTATCGGGATAGGATCACCGGGGATAACAGGCGGTGCACCATTAGTCGCACCCGGGGCGGGAGGTGGGCTAGGTGGTCAAGGTGGAGGGCCTATTGTACCGGGAAGTTTAGCAGGATCACCATATACTAAATTAATCCCACCATCACTAAATCCGATATATACTTCTGGAGTGTTGTTACCTGCATCATTACCAGTACAAGCCGCAATTGAACAAGTTATACTTTGTAACTGCGATTGCTGGATACACTAACCAAAAGATTTGGTTAATCAACAAAACTGTAGTATACTACAGTGAAAGGAAATTATGTTATTATCATTAAAAAATAAGTTAATAATAATGACCATGCTGTTTTTAACAATCATGGCTATTCCTTCGCCTACACAAATTGCTATTGATTTACCTATTTTAAAGAAAATTGATATGAAGCAAATAGCATGTATGGCAAGAAATATTTATTATGAAGCAGGGGCAGAAGCAATGCCCGGACAAGCCGCAGTTGCAAGAGTAGTGTTGAATCGTGTTAATCATGGGTTTGCTGAAACACCTTGCAAAGTTATCTACCAAAAAACATTAATTAACGAAAATGTAGTATGTCAGTTTAGTTGGGTTTGTGCAGACAAAACTGATCCAAGTAAATCAAATCCAAAATATAAACGAGCATTACAAGTTGCGTATGATGTAATGGTTTTTGATATGTATAAGAATGTTGTCCCTAAATCAGCATTGTTCTTTCATTCAATACACATTGATCCATTGTGGCCTTATAAACAAGTAGCAATAATTGGCAATCACATTTTCTATAGTAAGCAGAAGGTGAAGAATGAACAGAAGCCCAACAAGACATGAGTTTCGTACTAAAATGTATAGAGAAACTTTAGCAGAAGATCCATTGAATCAAGATGCTATTGATAGCATACAGCATTACGAGGATTATGATATTCAGGATAAATTAAGGTCACAAGACCCAGAGTGGCGCAAAGATAATTTAGAGTATGACTTGCGTTCTACTGAGTGGATCATAGAGAAAGCTAAAAGTGATAATGTATATGCTCAACACCTATACGCAGCAATTTGTAATAATGAGTTTCAAAGAAATGATGTATGGCCTATACTAACTGGTAAAAAATGGGGTTGTAGTTGGAGACATGCTGGGGCAATTGTTGCTGACATGCGTGAACAAGGTGACTATATGGATTGGTACTGTACTGGTATACAGAGTGATGAACCAATAGATGAAGAAGTATTTCAGAATATGGATGATCACCAAAGACGAGAGATTTTTGAAACTAAAGCATATGTTAGTGAAAGTATAGTTACTGACGAAATCCGTGAAGATTTACTTAAATTGGGTTGGATTGTACTAGAAGATAATTATACCGACTAAATACAATACAGGAGATATATTATGTTAGAAACTTTGTTATATTTATTTTTAGGTGCATTCGTTGGATGGAACTTCCCACAACCACAATTTGCTAAAAACATTCAAGCAAAAGTTTTAGCAATGTTTACCAAAGAGGCTAAATAATGTCATATTCACAGCAAGTTATTGATCATTACGAAAACCCCCGCAATGTGGGCAATTTTAGTAAAGATGACATTGATGTAGGTACAGGAATGGTCGGTGCCCCAGCATGCGGTGACGTAATGAAACTGCAAATCAAAGTAGACCCAATAACAGGAATAATATCAGATGCCAAATTTAAGACATACGGGTGCGGGTCGGCAATTGCTTCTTCAAGTCTTGTCACAGAGTGGGTCAAGGGTAAAACATTGGATGAAGCTGCAACCCTCAAGAACTCTACCATCGCCGAACACCTCGCCCTCCCCCCAGTTAAAATACACTGCTCCATCCTCGCCGAAGACGCCATCAAAGCCGCAGTAGAAGATTACAGAAAGAAGCACTAGTATGAGCACCGAAGCTGATAAACTTAAGCATAGTAGAAGATTGCTTAAGGATGATAATGCCATCAATAAACAATTAAAAATTGTTAAAGAAATGGGTCATATGGGTCATAATAAATTCATCAGAGAACCACATAGACTATCAAAACATCACGCACTAGATTGCGGTAATCCAAAATGTTTAATATGCCATAGTGAAAAAGTGTTTGGTGAAAAATCCATACAAGAACAAAGATTTAATCAAACTTCTAAATGGGAAGATGATTAAGTGATTAATTTATTCAATAAGATGACACTAATGCGTACTTTGTGTGATATAGATACAAAACCAATATTAAAATCTTATTTTAAATTAGAAGAAAATATTCAATGGTTTCAAGGTGGCACAAAGGGTCGTCAAGTAGGACTTCAATATAAATTTGGCGAAGACCCCTGGACTAGCGCAGTTGGAGTTAGTAAAGGACAAGAGTTAACATATACTGAAATAAATCCATTTTTTAAAGATACTATTTTTGAAGAATTAATCAATCAGTATAACGTAAAACGAGCAAGATTGTTGTGGGTTAATCCAATGTCTTGTTATTCTATGCATAGAGATACTACCCCTAGGCTACATATTCCATTAATTACCAATCCGCAATGTTTTTTTGTGTTTAAACAGGGGTTGATTGAGCATATGCCGGCTGGTAAAGTTTATAAAGTAAAAACAACAGAACTACATACTTTTATGAATTGTTCTGAAGAAAGCAGATTGCATTTTATTGGTGTTCTTGACTCAGAAAAAGAGTGATGCCACTTGTGACTAGATAAATAATTTTAGACACACAAGGAGTAATTATGTCACAAACAATGGAAAACTTAGCAGACGCTTTTGCAGGTGAGTCACAAGCACATACCAAATATCGTTATTTTGCTAGAATTGCCCGAGAAGAAGGTCATGAAGAAATAGCAAAACATTTTGAACACACCGCAGACCAAGAGATTCTACATGCATGGGGTCACTTAGAGTTAATGATTAAGAAACCTACGACTAAAGAATGTTTAGAAATGGCAATTAAAGGGGAAACATATGAATTTGAAATCATGTACCCAGACTTTAAAGAAACTGCTGAATTTGAAGGTGATTTAGTTTTTGCTAACGAAGCTAATATGCAAATACAAGAATCAAAAGAACACGCGGAACAATTCAAAGAACTATTGAATAAAGCTGGAAAACGATTTGCTGCCTTAGCTAAAGTTGAACAACGTCACGCAGCAGCATATCAACAAAAATTGGAGACACTATAATGGAACACGTTTGTGTAATATGTGGACATGTCCACGATGAATCAATTGAAGGTAAATGGGAACAACTTCCCGATGACCATGTTTGTCCTGAGTGCGGATGTGGTAAGGAAGATTATGAGGAAATGGCACTCTAAACCATTTTACAATGGAAGTAAACAAAGATTCATTCTCACACGGTCAGATCACTAGTAAAATCTGGCTATGTGAAGAATTAGAGAATTTACAGTGGTCTAGTGATACTACTCACATTTATGGCGGGTGGTACGCTATGACCGCTTTTTTATTATTCAGTCGCGGAAAATTTAAAGTTAATAATATTGAAAGTTTTGACATTGATCCAGAATGTGAATCAGTTGCAAGAATGATTAACGACAATTGGGTAATACAACGTAAATTTAACGCACATACTAGCGATTGTAGTAACATAGTTGAAGGCTATTGTGATTTGATTATTAACACTTCTACTGAACATTTTCTGTCGACGGATTGGTTTCATAATATTCCTGCAGGAACTAGAATGATACTTCAGGGTAACAATATGTTACATGATGATCATTTTGTGCATAGTGAATCATTGGATAGTTTTAAACAAAATTATCCTTTATCTAGTATTGAATATGAAGGTAGTATAAAATTTGATTATGCTGTGCCAGGAAACGATGATTATGTTGACTGGGATTTTACAAGATATATGATTATAGGAACCAAATAAATGGGTAATCTGACTGTTGACTTTAATAGGACGATGCTATACAATACATGCATAAACAGTAAAAACACTATGTTATTTGCTGTTATTTTTAATCAGGACTAAATAGAATACTATGATGAATAAAACTTGTTACATGCCGAAACATACGGGGCTATGGTCTATAGAGGCCTTAGCGACCTTTGCGGCATCATATCCTACAAGTATTCGCGGCAATGATAACCAAAGAGGTGCCCGGGGAACGGAATAACAAGTTACATCATAACAAATTTATTCAACCCCTGGGAAACTAAAAAGTCTCAGGGGTTTCTGCTTTTGTGTTGTATAAAAACAACATAACAAAGTTTGACAGTAAATGGATACTCTGTTATACTAAGGGTTAATTAAGAAGCAGCTATAAAGTTGCGTAGTGGAGAGACAGTGTGTATAGGTAACGAGGACCTAGTCTGCACTTTAAACATGGACGAACGGGCGGCCTTAGGGATGAAGCACTAGTTGTAGTGTAAAAAATCTAAGCGTATTAAAGCATTCTCTAGCCGAAAGGTGACAAGTGGGTACGTACCCATGTAGAGTGCTTTAATACACGCATTAGAAATAGTGCGTTACAAATTTATTGGGGCATTGTGTAATGGTAGCACAACAGACTTTGACTCTGTTAGCCTAGGTTCAATCCCTAGTGCCCCTGCCAAAATCAAGTGGAAAGCAAGAGCCACAAAGTAAGCATCGCCGGGTCAGGAAATGTGTCCGGGACGTATAGGCTGCGCAACCTATACAAACAACGATGGGGTAAGAGCCCTCATAACATCTCCAGTAATTTATTCCGTAGAATCCGAGCATGGTGCACGGACTTGACTGTTAATCAATGACTAGCTGGGATCGTTACCCAGATACGGAGCCAGTTTTAGGATAGCAACAGCAAATCAAAAAAACTTTCAACGTTTATGAAAAAAAATGCTATCCTGTTTTATTATGCGACCGTAACTCAGTTGGATAGAGTACTAGGCTACGAACTTAGGAGTCGGGAGTTCGAATCTCTCCGGTCGCACCAATTTATTTTGTTAAATACTCTATGCCAAAAATTAATTATCATAAAAATACTTTTAACTATTTTAAAACATTACATCCTGAAATTTTAAATGGGACCGTATTAGATTATGGATCAAATTACGGAACATTTTTGGATAGTAGTAATAATGTTTTTCCAGAAAAAAACTATACCGGAATAGATATTGATGAGACCGCTATAAGTGAGGGGAAAAAATTATTTCCAGATGCAACCTTTATATTATATAATGGATTTAATCATGTATATAACCCACAGGGTATATACGGCAACAGACCAACCTTAGTTCATAATCAGTATGATACTATAATCAGTTATAGTGTATTAACACATACTTCTGTTGAAGATATGGTTGAAACAATCGAATGGCTTTATAGTAAATTAAAGCCTTCTGGGAAAATGTTGTTAACTTGGCTAGACGTAGATGACACTATCACAACTAATTTCTTTTATAACAAAAGAATTAAAGATATGGGATATTGTGACATAATCAAAACAAATGATTATGCATATCTCAATAATAACGAATTAAGTAAAATTGCTGAAAGTAAATCATGGCTTTTACTTTTCTTTAAAAAAGAGTATCTGTCTACCATGTTACAGTCATATAAGCATACATTAGTATCTGCACCAAAGAATGCTCTAGGGTGCATACAAAGTTGTATCATAATAGAAAAATAACTCACTCTTGCTCTTTTAGTATAAAGGTATTATAATACATTGGTAATGTATAGACACTGGATCGTTACCAGTAAGGAGCACCATATAAAAACATATTATGACGAAGTTAGGCAGCGTGGTCTAGAACACAAAGCTGATGCGTCTTAACAAGAATCGGACTCTTGGTAGT